CTCTTCCGATCTGGCTTCAAGTTATAGCTAAATGGTTTGATTTACACTTTGTAGATGATCGTATCGAAGACATTCCTAAATCTACCCTATTGCGAATGGTTCAATTAAATGAGATAATGGAAATGGAAATGCAAGAAAAAGGCCAAACCGCTTGGGGAGCATTCTCTGGAGTAACCAAATTTACCACCCATATCCTGAAGAAAGGAAAAGATACTACTGAAGATAAATTGTTTGGTGATATTGGAACACGAGAGAAAAGAATGTACGATTACTTGTTACAAACCATCAAGTGAAACTATCTAGAAATAACCCCAGTAAAATATTTCTCTGAAAAATTAAAAATAACTTTAGGGAAATTTTAAGAAGACTAAATTTATCTTTATTTTTACAGGAAATATATTCGCTCACAAAGCAACATCCCCTACTCTAACCCTTATTAAATTTCTTTCATATGCAAAACATAAAGCTAATACAGAAAATCGCTTGGGCTTTCTGCAAATCTACTGGTATAGATTATAAAGAGCTTTTTTCAGAGGCCTGCCTATGGTATTATGAAGCAGTGCGAACATATTCTCCAAGTAAAGGAACAAAGCTAACTTCCTACGCTTGGACGATTATGAAAAATAAACTGATTGATTATACTGCAAAAGAAAAAGTAGGAAGAAAATATGGAATTTATAAAGGAAGCAAAGAGGTGCTTTCTCAATCCTATCAATCTTATCAAATAGCAGGAAGAATGTTTTCATTGGAAGTCAATGAATTGGAAATGGATTCGATGCAAATGAATGCTCCTGAATCTTTGCTCACTTTTCAACCAGAGCCTTGTCAGTACTCTGATTTTTTGGCATCACTACCAATAGAATGTAAAGAATTTGCAGAGGCAGTGATTGAAATAGCAGACCAAATACCAAATGATCTGCCTCCTAAAATGGCAAGAGGAAAAGTACTAGAGCTGCTAAAAGCAAAAGGATGGTCGGTTTATCGAGTTAGGGCATCCATAAGGCAAATGAAAAAGATATTAACGACTTAAATTAAATTTGGAACTACCGTATTATAATTAAAAGCTGCTCAGTGGATATTCTTCAGTTATATGCCGATTATGGAGTGCAGGCTCAAACGGAGGGCCATAAGCATTGCAGACCCGGATGGATAAATACCGAATGTCCATTTTGCTCAGGAAATCCGGGGCTGCACCTTGGAGCAACTTTAGATGGGAAAGTATTTTATTGTTGGAGATGTGGTATTCATTGGCCTGATGAAAGTATAGCTAAGCTACTAAATATTGATAGAAAAACCGCAAGAAGACTAATAATAGAATATGCTGGTATATCAATCGACTCCAGTAGTAAAAATCCAGCAGTAATAATTCGCGCTAAATCACACAAAGAGCCTAATAATGTATTATCTTTAACACCATCCCATAAATCTTACTTAAAGAAACGAGGGTTTGATCCCGATTTCTTAGAAGAAGTTTGGAATTTAAAAAGCACCGGACCAATAGCTTTATTAGATAAAAAGGACTATGGTCATAGAATACTCGCTCCTATATTTTGGGAAGGAAAGCAAGTAACATTCCAGGCCCGTGATGCCACTGGACGTCATCCCTTGAAATATATGGCCTGTCCTAAAGATCGGGAATTGATTCATCATAAGCATATTATTTACCGCCATCCACAAGCACCGCCCAAAAAAGGAATTTGCGTTGAAGGCATTACTGATGTTTGGCGATTTGGAAAAAGTGCATTCGCTACTTTTGGAATAGAATTTACGCAGCAGCAAATACGATTGATTGCATCATTATATGATGAAGTTATAGTATGTTTTGATAATGAAATACAAGCTCAAAGACAAGCGGATAAGCTAGTTGCAGATTTACGGTTCAGAGGAGTATTCTCTAAAAAAATAAAAGTTCCCGGAGACCCGGGAGAAATGAAACAGGAAGAAGCAAATAATTTAGTTAAATCTTTAATGTGAACTACCCACCCACACTTCGTGATGAATGGGCTTCGTGCTTCACAGCGACTTGCTTACTACTCCGAAGAGTTAGAAGTCTTACTGTCGCTCCACACGTGTACTCGCAAGTCCCTTACGAGGTTTTTATGTCTTGTACTGACAATGCAAATATACAACTTTTAATTTGAATTATAAATGGAAGAAGCAAATATTCAGAAACGGTCATTATGGGTCATTTATGATCCATATTTAAAGAAAGTATTAGTATCGCTGCCTTATGAAATTAATTCGGAAAAATGGAAGAATGAGCCCGATGCAAGGAAAATTCCTCAGAACAGAAAAATGACCTGGTCTGAGAATTTTAATGAGGCTGCATTATTTCCAACTGCTTGCGCTAAAGTACTGAGAGAAACTTTTAAGATGGTTGGAAGAAGTATTGAGTTAAGAGAGCCAGTGTGATTATAAAAATACCTGATTGATTTTAAGCATATTAAAAAATAATTATAAAGTAATTTTTTAATTGATCAGGAACTCCATATCTTTATTTTTTGATTTAAATAAATCACTGCTATGAGAAATAATTCCCTGGCTAAACTATAATAATATTCCCTTCCTTGGCGTATTTTGCTATTCTTATGTAGCAGTGATGATTGCAAATATGCCAATGGAAGGGATTTTATCTTTATACCTTCCTATGATGAAGAGGACTAAATTTCCATCGCCTGAGAAGAGAAGTATATCAGATTTCCCTGAGGAAAAGTCAAGCACTGGCCCATATATGGCAGTGAGCTATTCTTATGAAGAAGAGCCTATAATTCTATCAAAAGGATTAGTAGATTTATTTCTCAGACAAGAGAACCCGGCGGATTTAATCGCATTGTATATTTTTTACTATTACACTGCAAAATGGCAAAGGACAAATCAACCAAAAGCTACTACAGATTATGCTGCAAAATCATTAGGGTGGAGCGGTGATAGAGTAAGGAAAATAAAAAAGCGGCTAATTTCATTAGGGCTAATAAAAAATGTTGTTAAAAAAGATCCGGAATCCAATAAAATAGTGGGATATTATATTCATTTAAACTTTATATGGAGGAGAGCAAATAGCGAGAATTTTATTCCCGAAAGCAAACAGAATAACTCCAGTCTGTCCGAAAGCCACAGACAGGATAATAGACAGGGGTACTCCAGTCTGTCCGAAATCCAGACACAGGCGAATAGACAACCAAATGCTTTAAATACTAATAATAATGCTTTAAATACTAATAATGCATTCGTGAACTTCCCAAAAATCCAGTCAATTTTCCCGGAAGGGGTAATGTCAGATCAGCTTATTCATGAAAGGCATATCACTCCATCAAAATTTGATGATTTTTGGAAATTATATCCAAGGAAAGCTAAAAAGCCGGAGGCGAAGGCAGCTTGGGAAAAGATTTGTAAAAAGAAATCAAATGAACGCCCCACTTTTGAAATGATAGAAAAAGCAATATTAAACCAAAAGACTAGTAAGCAATGGCAGGATAAGCAATTTATACCTATGCCATCCACTTGGTTAAATGGTAGTAAGTGGCTTATCTCGGTGGAGGAAATGGATGCTTCCATAGATGCTCTAATCAAAATTAGAGCATCCCAGTCAGCAAATACAACCGGATCAAGACGATTTGGAAAGAAAGTTGATTATCGTAAACCAATAATAACCAAATACTAAAATTTATGAGGGAAGAAAAAGACTGGGGGAAAGTGCGCCTAATGTATTTGCAAGCCTTCTGCCCCAGAATACAAAAAGTGCTAAGCAATATTCCAGATTTGACAGATCTACCAGATCCAATTGAAAGTTACTATATCTATGGAGAGGTTGGTTTTGGCAAATCTATTTTAGCTGCCCAAATGATGCTGGAAGAGCAGAAGCGAATATGGCTTGCAGGAGGACCAAAGAATGAATCCGAAAAATGCTTATATGTATCAGTCCCTGAGTTGCTGCAAGAAATAAAGGAATCATATAATCCGGGTTCCAAAACCACTGAGAAGCAAATAATTGCCAAATATAACGCAGTTCATTTGCTCGTGTTAGATGATTTTGGCTTATCAAAACCTACAGATTTTGTTTTGCAAACTCTATACTTGATAATCAATCATAGGTACGATTATTTGCGAAAGAGCATATTTACCTCCAATCTATCATTGGAAGAAGTAGCGGAAGTGTTTGCAGATGATAGGATTACTTCCAGGATAAATAGAATGTGCACATTGATAGAGAAACAAAATTGGGAAAAATAGTCACATGGAAAGGGATCAATTTTTTATCAGGAAATTGATAATAGGGTTAATTTCCAGCACAGAATTCATAAAAGCTATACGATCAATCTATCAACCAAAGTTGATCGGCTCAGATATGGCCAGAAGATTAGGAGGATGGTGTATTGATTACTTTGACAAATATGAAAAGGCCCCCGGAAAAGAAATAGAAGCTATATATTTCGAGAAGTTAAGGAAAGGGCTCAAAAAAGAAGTCGCCGAAGAGATTGAGCAGGATATCTTGCAAAGCCTAAATAATGAATTCCTTGAGCGGGAAATTGATATTCCTCACCTAATAGATCAAGCACGAGATTATTTCGCTGAGCAATCATTGCTAAAACTCTCTGAGAAGATAACCGACCTAGTTTCTTCCGGAGAAACAAAAGAGGCCATCGCTTTAGCCACTAATTATAAACCATTACTACAGGAAGAAGATGATTCGGTAGATTTTTCCAAGGAAAATGTATTGGAAAATGTAGAGAAAGCATTTCAAGACGCCAGTACTCCAATAGTGCATTTTCCAAAAGCCATTGGAGAATTTTGGGATGCCCAGTTTGTTCGAGGAGGATTTATTGCCTTTTTGGCAAGTGAAAAAAGAGGAAAGTCATTTATGTTGATGGATATAGCTACCCGGGCAGCCCGTCAAGGAAATAAAGTTGCGTTTTTTCAAGCAGGTGATATGACCCGGGATCAACAAATACGCCGATTTTGCATTCACTTAGCCAAGGCTTCCGATATGGAAAAGTACTGTGGGGATATGTATGAGCCAGTAGTGGATTGTGTAAGAAATCAACTGGATATTTGCCAAAGACCGGAACGGGAATGCGAATTTGGAGTTTTATTTGACGCAAAATTTACAGAAAAAGATTTGCGCCATAATGTAACCCTTGCTGAGCTAAAAGAGGCCTACATAAACAACCCGGATTACCGACCTTGCTATAACTGCTGGGAACATAAAGCCTATCAGTTGGGGACTCCGTGGATAAAGAAAATACATATATCAACTCCTCTTACCGGGAAGCAGGCAAGAAAGATATTTCATAAATTCTTTGTAAAGGAGAACCGGCAAATAATGCTTTCTTCTCATCCTAACAATACTTTATCATTATCAAAAATGAAAACGCTGTTGGATTTGTGGAGGAAAAAACATAATTTTGTGCCTGATGTAATAATTGTTGATTATGCTGATTTACTGGCCCCTGATTCTAAACAAGGAGAATATCGTCATCAACAAAATGAAATATGGAAAGGGCTTAGAAGCCTATCTCAAACAGAATACCAAGGAAAGCAACCATTAGTGATTACAGCAACTCAAGCCGACTCCAAAAGCTATACCTCAAGAAAACTTATGATAGAGAATTTTAGTGAAGATCACAGAAAAAATGCACACGCAACTGCTATTTTCTCTTTAAACCAAGACCCAAAAGGCAGAGAAAAAGAGATCGGACTGATGCGTATAGGAATAATAGTGCTGCGAGAAGGAGACTTTAATCCAAATGACGAAGTTACTATTTTGCAAAATTTACGCAGAGGCCAACCTATAATTAGTTCCTACTTTTAAAATAAAAAATATGTATACCATCAGAAAAAGTTTTTCATTTGCTGCCAGCCATCAGCTACTTGGATTGGCGAAGGAACACCCATGTACTAGGTTGCATGGGCACAATTACATGGTTACGGTAGAATTACAATCAGAGAACTTAAATGAAATTGGATTTGTAAAAGACTATCGAGATTTGGATCCTATTAAAAAATTCATTAACGAGCGTTTAGATCATCGTCATTTAAACGATGTACTAAATCCGACGAATCCTACTGCAGAAAACATCGCTTTCTACTTATTTCAAAATTTTAAAGAATCATTTCCTCAAATAATTGCAGTAGAAGTGCAGGAAACAGATAAAACAATGGCTCGTTATGAAGAATCTAAAAGTTAAGGAGATATTCCACTCCATACAAGGAGAAGGTGCTCACGCCGGAGAAGCCTCAATCTTTATTCGATTAAGTGGCTGTAATCAAAATTGTTCATATTGTGATACAGATTGGGCAGGTGGGGATAGTATGAGTATAGAAGAAATATATGAAAAAATTCGTATTGGCATCAAATCTAAAAGAATCATTTGGACTGGAGGGGAACCTTTACTTCAGTTAGATAGTGCTATAATTCGTTATTTTAACTATCGAGGATATAAACAATCTATTGAAACAAACGGCTCAATCCCTTTACCACGTGGATTGGATTATGTAGTATGTAGCCCAAAAGTTGATGAAAAAACTATTAACGAAAATTTTGAAGATGGAGAGATAAATGAATTTCGTTATCCAATAGGAATTTTTGAAGAAGCATTATATGAACCTCCAAAAATTTATGACTTACCAAGTGCCGATTATTACTTTGTGAGTCCTATATTTGTAGGGGAGCCACATAAGCGATTGAAAATGGATGAAAAGAATTTGGAGATTGCCATTAAGTTTATAAAACATAATCCAAAATGGAGATTATCCATCCAGCAACAGAAAATTTGGAAAATATTGTAAAGTTTTTTTTATTAATCATTTAATCAGTTAATTTATAATATGAAACAATTAATTAAAGCGGCTGAAGAACTTAATGAGTTATTCGGCCTAGACCCAGAAATTGTTACTGAAAACGTAACTAAAGAAAAGTTAGAAATGGATATTAAGGCCGCGGCTGAATTCATCGCTGAAGACGATGAATTTTCTTCAGGTACAACCACCGTTTTGAAAAGGTTGGGTGTATTTGAAGTAGATAAAGAAGTATCAAAAAAGATTCTCAAAGAACCAGAAGAGGAAGAACCAGAAGAGGAAGAACCAGAAGAGGAAGAACCAGAAGAGGAAGAATTAGAGGAAGAATTAGAGGAAGAATTAGAGGAAGAATTAGAGGAAGAGGATTATCAAGCCATATACAAAGAAATAAAAAAGGCGAGTAGGCTTGATTTGAATGAGAGAACTAAAGCTTTGAAAAAGATCGTTAAAACGTATCTTGTGTTTGAAGGAATAGTAGGTTCTATTGCTGGTAAATTTGATGTGGCTGAAATAAGGCAAACAATGTTAAACATTCTTAAATTAAAAGGTGTTAAAATTATGGAGAAAGATGAGATGAATTTAAAACCGAAGCCAGAAAAACCAGTGAAAACTGCAAAAGTTGAAAAGCCCGCAAAAGAGAAAAAAGAAAAGAAAGCAGGCGGAGTAAAAGGGCCGGGAGTTATTGCCACCATTGTAGAAACCATTGAAGCGGCAGGAAAGAAAGGGGTTACCAAACAGGAAATTTGGGATATTTTATGTAAAAAATTTCCTGATCGGGATACTGAAAGTATGAGAAATACGATCAACGTGCAAGTCCCGAATAGAATCAAAAAAGAGAGATGGCCGGTAGGTGTTACTGAAGATGGGTATTATTACAAAGCCTAATCAAATGAAAGTAGTACTTGGTTTATCAGGTGGAATGGATTCTGCTACCCTGCTCGGGCATTTACTCGAGCAGGGTATTGAATCCCATTGTTGCATATTCATATATGGATCAAAACATAATTCGTATGAAGTCACTGCTGCTAAAGAGATTATAAAGTATTATCAAAATGCCGGTTTTCCTGTATTTAAATATATTATAGACTTAACTCAAGTATTCACCTATTTTAAATCTAATTTGCTCACTTCTGGTGATGACATTCCGGAAGGTCATTATGAATCCGAAAATATGAAATTGACGGTTGTACCAGAAAGGAATCTTATTTTTGCATCAATAATGGCAGGATTAGCAGAATCAAAAGGCGCTGAAGCAGTAGCTTTAGGAGTACATGCCGGGGATCACGCTATTTATCCTGATTGCAGAGAAGAATTTATTATGGCTATGAATAGCGCTGTATTCTTATCATCAGATAGAAAGGTGCGTATAACAACCCCTTTTGCAAATATTACTAAAAAGCAAATATTATCAATAGGATTAAAACAAGATCCACTAGTTCCTTATCATTTGACACGGACTTGTTATAAAGACCAACCAATTGCTTGTGGAAAATGTGGATCTTGCTATGAAAGATTGGAGGCGTTTGAATCTTTGGGATTAAAAGACCCTTTAAAATATAACGAGGTATGAGTGTAATTAATAAATTTTCTTGGCCAGAAATACTAAAAATGCTAGCCGTAATTGATAAATCGGGAGAAATAATTTACGGTGTTCCTAAAGGAGGAATGATTTTAGCCGGATTTTTACAAAACGCTAAAACCACATATAATCCAGCTGAGGCAACGATAATACTTGATGATTTGGTTGATTCAGGAGCTACAAGGGTAAAATATATGCGGGAATATCCTAACGTAAAGTTTCATGCCCTACTTGATAAAAAAAGAGATGGTATTGATTCGTGGGTTCAATTTCCTTGGGAAACTGATCATCCGATGGGAGCAGATACGGTCGACCAGAATATTATACGCTTACTCCAATATATTGGAGAAGATATAAATAGAGAGGGTTTAGTTGATACTCCAAAACGGGTGATTAAATCATACTCAGAATTATTTTCAGGATACTCTAAGGATCCGAAGGATATTATGACTACTTTTGCCGCCGATGGGTATGATGAAATAGTCATATTAAAAGATATTGAACTTTATTCTATGTGCGAGCACCACATGTTACCTTTCGTTGGTAAAGCACATGTAGCATATATACCGGGAAAGAGAATTGTAGGGATCTCTAAATTGGCTCGTTTGGTCGATATTTATGCTCGTAGATTACAAATTCAAGAAAGAATAGGGAAACAAGTAACCCAGGCTTTAAATGATTATTTAGAACCGAAAGGTGCTGCTTGTATAATTGAAGCATACCATATGTGTATGCGTATGAGAGGAGTAGGAAAACAACAATCCGTAATGCTAACTTCAAGCCTTACCGGTGCTTTTATGTCAAATCAAGCTGCTAGAGTAGAATTAATGAATCTGATAAAATGAAAATATTTCTAGCATCAGGTTACACCGTGATGAATATCAAAGGTCGGGAAAGATATATGGCAAATCAATTTGGTAATTGGAAACGTTTGATTTCCTTCTTTGATCTAAAACGAGAAAATCGGGTAATGAATGTAATAAATTTGAAAAAATGACCGGAAATAGAGTAGAGTTATTTCTTGATTCGGGTGCTTTTTCAGCATGGTCTCAAGGACAAGATGTAGATATTCAAGAATATATAACCTTCATAAAAGAAAATGAAGATTGTTTAGATATCTATGCGGTATTAGATGTCATAGGAGACGCGCAAGCTACATGGAAGAACCAGATGATAATGGAAGATGCCGGATTACACCCATTACCCGTATTTCATTACGGGGAAGCTGATAGTTGGTTAGAACGGATTTTGAAAAGAGGTTATGATTACATTGGGTTAGGTGGTATGGTTCCAATTACTACTAATTCTTTGATTTATTGGCTTGATCATTTATTTAGTCAATATCTTACTGATGAGAAGGGCTTACCAAAAGTAAAGGTTCATGGATTCGGATTGACGAGTTTACCTCTTATGTTACGATACCCTTGGTTCAGTGTTGATTCTACGAGTTGGGTAATTACCGGTAGATTAGGATCTATTTATGTTCCTAAATGGAAAGGTGGAAAATGGATTTATAATGAACCGTCTTGGAAGATAGCCGTATCAGCAAGAAGCCCACAGAATAAAGACGTAGGTAAACATATTACCACTTTGAAAAATGAAGAATTGGCTATTTTTATGAATTATATTCACGAAAAGGGGTATAAGTTAGGTAAATCAGAGTTAAAAATGATGCCGCAAGACTATATCCCTGAAAAAAATGAAAAATGGATTCAAAAAAAGCCGACCGATAAATCTTCAACACGTTTATTAGAAGTAATTGTAGAACCTGGAATTTGTAATAAATATGAACAACGTGACGAAATGAATGTCATATACTTTTTGGATTTGGAAAAATCTATGCCAAAATGGCCGTGGTCATTTAAAAAGGATAGGAGAATAGGATTAAATATTTATTAAAAATAAATAAAATGAATTATGTAACAAGTAAAAGAAAGACCGATTTCCTAAAGGGGAAAAGTAATATTCATTTAATAATAGATATTGTTAATGACTATATGATAAGTAAAAAATCATCATATAGAATGGCTATGAAGCACCCCTTACTGAAATTGATGCCGGTGTATGAATTAACAAAAAATAATACTTTATTCAACCGGATGTTTAATACACCATTTAGTAAAGCAGTGGGATTAAATTGTTATATTTATGACGTACAAGATCCTTCTCATATTCGAACTTTACTTATACGATATTCAGATGATTTTGGATTTTATGTTAAAATCCCAACAGATGCGAAAACTAACCCTAAAGTATTTAGAGAATTCTGGAATCTATTAGAATCACATTATGTTTTATTCGTTAAACGTATTAATAGCAAAGCTTACCCCTTATTTTACGGACCGGTGCCTATTAAAGAAATTATGAAAAGTTGTAAGCATTACGTTTCTTCTTCAAAGGGGAACACTAATCGATTACAATTTGATTATAATCCTGCTAAATTAGCATACCAAGTTCCAGAATCAACTTCACTTTTTGAAGGTGATTTAAAAGATAGAATAAATTATTTGTTCAAATGAAAATTTATTTATCCACTTGGTTAACTGATCGTACTTTAGGAAATACGATGACGAAAAAGAAAGGAGATCGTCGATTATTGAGTTATTTCTTTTTGATTAGCCAAAATATTCCGGTAGAAGGCTTTAGAGACTATTGTACTTTTGGTCGATGTGACGTGAGAAAAAACAAAAAATCAAAAACTTAAAAATATGAATATAAGTAAATTAGAATTACAGAAGGCCTTGGAAATAGTAAAACCAGGATTGGCAAATCGTGATATTATTGAACAAGCCACTTCATTCGCATTCATAAATGGTCGAGTGGTAACTTTCAATGATGAAATTTCAATTTCACACCCAATAAAGAACTTGGATATACAAGGAGCAGTGGAAGCTTCTAAATTATATAAATTCTTGTCTAAAATAAAGCAAGATGAAATAGAATTAGAAGTCAATGAAAGCGGGATTCTATTAAAAGTAGGAAGAGCAAAAGTATGGTTGGTACTCCATTCTGAAATTAAATTACCACTAGACTCGATCCAACGAAAAGGAGAATGGAAAAAGTTACCAGATACTTTTATTAAAGCAGTTGGTTTCGTGATGACTTCAGCTGGTAGAGATATGAGTAAACCCGTATTGACTTGTGTACATGTCAATAAAGTAGGATTTACTGAGGCATCTGATGGGCATAAAATAACTAAATATGAGATCGGAGAAGAAATGCCCGTAGATACTTTTCTAATACCGGCGCAATCAATAACAACGGTGGTTAAAATGAAACCAATTTATATTGCTGAAGGATCAGGTTGGATTCATTTTAAATCGGAAACCGATACTATTTTATCATGTCGATTATTTGAAAAAGATACTTATCCCGATATCAAAAGTAAGGGGATTTATGATGTTCAAGGAGTTGAATTAGTTTTTCCTAAAGCATGTGTTGAAATAATTGAACGGGCATCTATATTTGCAAAGAAAGATCATATTCTTGATGAAGAGATTGAAGTAAACATTGAGAATAAAAAATTAAAGGTTAGAAGTATATCGGATTCGGCTTGGTTTGAAGAATACACAGCAATACGATATAACAAAGATCCTATAACAATCTTGATTCATCCTAATTTATTATTAGATGCATTAAAAGAGACTTATGAATGTACTCTATCCGAACAAGTAGATAAAATTATGTTTAAAGGTAAAAATTGGATATATGTAGCGGCATTAAGAGCCAGAGCATGATAAATGATTCATCATATTAATTTAAAAATTAAATGAATGTATTAATTGCCTGTGAGGAAAGTCAAACTATTTGTTTAGAGTTTAGAAAACTAGGACATGTTACTTTTTCAAATGATATCCTCCATTTTTCAGTAGATCACCCTGAATGGTATTTAATGATGGGTACAAGAGAGGTATGTAAAATAAAAAAGTAGGACTTAATTATAGCGCATCCGCCGTGTGATAAATTGGCAAATAGTGGGGTGCAATGAGTGATTAATGGTCACAATTTAAAATATTAAGAATAAATCCTTTATTGTACTTATGAATGATGGTTTTTTTACAAAAAAAGAAGTAGAATCAAAATCTCGCCCTAGTGGAAAAATAAATTCTTGTGCTTCTTGCGGTCTTTATAAACATGTAAAGTTTCCTAAAATGGCTCCTTATGGAGAATTTCGTAAGGAAATTATGATAGTAGGAGAAGCCCCTGGAGAATATGAAGACCTCAATGGAAAGCCGTGGCAAGGAAAGGCGGGTAAGTTACTTCAACTGACTTTAGAAAGTCTTGGAATTGATTTATTTAAAGATTGTTTAAGTATAAATGCTTGCCGTTGTAGACCTATTGATACCAAAGGGGGAAATAGAATACCTACTAATTTTGAAATAGAATGCTGCCGGCCAACCACGTTACAAATTGTGGAACAATACAATCCTAAAGTAATTTTATTACTTGGTAATGCCGCTATTTATAGTTTTTTGGGACATCGATGGAGAAAAAATTTAGAAGGTGTATATAAATGGAGAGGATTTACTATACCAGATCAAGATTTTACGGCGTGGTTGTGCCCCACATTCCATCCCAGTTTTATAAATAGATTGGAAAAGAATGTTGAGATTATTTGGAAACAGGATTTAATGAATGCCATAAGCCTTACTTCTGAACCTTTACCAAAAAATAAACCGCCAATTATAAAAATAATCACCGACTTAAAAGAATTATATGATATCAAATCTGATTTAATCTCTTTTGACTATGAAACAACCGGATTAAAACCGCAAGCTAAAGGACATCGAATTATATGCACATCAGTATCACCAGATGAAAATTCTGCTTATGTGTTTTTAATGCCTAAAAGCCAACATGAAAGGAAACCATTTATTGAATTATTGTCTAATAATTTGGTTGGTAAAATGGCACATAATTGTAAATTTGAAGATACATGGAGTCGAGTCAGGTTACAGCAAACCGTAAGAAATTGGCAATGGGATAGTATGTTAGCCGCGCATTTATTAGATAATAGAAAAGGTATAACTGGTTTAAAATTTCAAACTTACGTTAATTTTGGAATTGTTGATTATGATAGTGAAATATCACCTTATTTACAAGCTGACGATAAAAACGGAAATTCTTTCAATAAGATAAATAAGTTAATAAGTAATCCTGAAGGAGTTCATAAATTATTATATTATTGTGCTTTAGATAGTATCTATGAATATCGACTTGCTATGAAACAAATAAAAATTATAGATTATAATTTCTTACCATTTTAGATTTAAACGAAATGAATTTACATCCAAATATACAAGATGCTTATCGTTTATTACATGAAGGGACGTTGGCTTTTGCTATGGCTGAACAACAAGGGTTTAGATTAGATGTAGAATACACTGAAAGGAAACAATATCAATTAACTAAAAGAATTGAATTGTTAGAAGTCAAATTTAAAACGACTAAATTTTATCGGTATTGGATGCATTCAATGAAAGATGTTAAACCAAATATTTATTCAAATAGTCAACTTAGTCATTTTTTATACCGCGTTCAAAAAATAGAACCGGTTACTACTACTAAAAGTGGGCAAGGATCTACTGATGAAGACTCTTTATCACAATTAGAAATTCCTGAATTGGATTTATTATTACAAATTAGAAAACTTAAAAAAATAAGGGATACGTATTTAGATGGCTTTAGACGTGAAGCAGCGAATGGTTGGATTCATCCTTCATTTAATCTTCATTTAGTTACTACGTATAGAAGTTCTTCAAATAGACCTAATTTTCAAAATATACCTAATAGAGATAAAGAAGCTATGCAAATCTGTCGTAAGGCACTATATCCTAGGTTAGGTCATCAACTGATGGAAACCGATTACGGCTCATTGGAAGTACGGATAGCCGCTTGTGTCGTAGGAGAAACCAAAATAGAAACAATAGACGGAAGTCAAACTATAAAAAACGTAATCGAACGAGTAAAAAAGGGAGAACAAGTATTTGTCTATGGTTACGATCATAAGAAACAGCGTATTTCTGTCTCTAAGGTTACTGCAGGGGGTAGAACGGCTTGTAAAGTAGGGGTTTGGAAAACGATTTTAGATAATGGAGAGAGTATTCTATCTACGCCCGATCATAAGTTTTTACTTCGTGATAGTCGGTATGTAGAAGTTAAGGATTTGAAAGAGGGAGATAGTTTAATGCCTTTTTATAAAAAGAAAAAGAAAAGTAGATGGAAAACTGTATATGAAGAAATTTATTTAAACAATGGTCTCTCTAAAAAAGCTCATAATCTTATAGCAGAGGATGTATACAATGTTTTTATAGGTGGTAAAGACAAGGTGGTTCATCACTTAGATGGAAATGGATGCAATAACTCCTTATCCAATTTGAAGATAATATCTCTAAGAGAACATATGAAAATCCACCCCGTACAAGGATGGAAGCAAAGTAGAAAAGGGTATATTGAAAATAATGGTTTTAAAGAAAGGAAAATATCAGAGTCAAATAAAGGAAAATCTGCTTGGAATAAAAATAAGAGAGGGTTGTATGCCACTTCTGAAGAAATCAAAATAAAGATAGGTAAACAAATGAAAGGAAGGATTTTTTCAGAGGATACGAAAGAAAAATTGAGTCAAAGTAAAAAACAATGGTGGAATAAGAAAAAGGAAAACAGAGATAAAGTAAAGTGCTCTATATGCGGTAATTGTTTTTATATCCTAACCAACACTCATCTTAAAGAAAAGCATCAACTTACGCAAGAGGAGTTCAGAGACACCTATAATCATAAGGTTGTTTCAGTAGAATTTTATGGATATGAGGATGTTTATAATATAAATGTAGAAGGGATTCATAACTACGCCACATCAGTGGGGGTGGTTATCAAAAATTGTTATCACCAAGATCCGATGATGTTAAAGTATATTACCGATACTACAACTGACATGCATGGAGATATGGCCATGCAGATATTCTTTTTAGATCAAATTGATAAAAGCAAACCAAGTCACAGCTTACTTCGATCCGGTACAAAGAATGGTTTTGTATTTCCTCAATTTTATGGTGATTATTATAAAAATTGCGCGCATATTTTGGCTCGAAAATGGGGTAAACTACCGGCAAGTAAATGGAAATCAGGGCAGGGTATAGAAATAGAAGAAGGTTATCATTTATCGGATCATTTAATCAAACACGGAATTCGATCTTTTACCGCGTTCACAGATCATATTCAAAAAATTGAAGAAGATTTTTGGAAACGCCGATTTAGAATTTACAATCGATGGAAAGAAAAGCAGTGGGTTGATTACCAAAAGAAAGGTTATGTGGATATGTTCACTGGATTTAGATGTTCTGGAATGATGGGGAAAAACGATGTGATCAATTATCCTATTCAAGGATCCGCTTTTCATTGTTTGTTATGGAGTTTTATCCAAACGACCAATATGTTACAAAATAAAGGATTTAATACCCGTATAATAGGTCAAATTCACGATTCAATTATATTAGATGTACACCCTGAAGAGAGTGTGATGATTCAGAATGAAATACAAAAAATAACCTGTGTTGATTTACCAAATCATTGGAAATGGATTATTGTACCACTGAATATTGATATTAAGATTACCCCTGTTGACAAGAGCTGGGCTGATCTTACAAAAATAATTTGAAAATAATTTGATCTTGTCCTTTGATAATTCAAAATTTTTAATCATATTTATATGAGCTTATATATAAAATATCGACCAAGTAAACTAGACGAAGTACTAGGAAATCAAGAAGTAATTTTTACTCTAACCCAAATGATGAAAGATGTAGACACCTGTCCTCATTCATTTCTATTGAGTGGTCCAACTGGTTGTGGTAAAACAACTATTGCTCGTATAATATCCAAAGAGTTAGGATGTATCGGATCCGACTTCAATGAAGTTGACTCGGCAGACTTTCGTGGAATCGATACTATACGAGATATTAGAAAAGCGAGTCAATATATGCCTTTAGAAGGAAATTGTAAAGTATGGCTTTTAGATGAATGTCATAAACTATCAAATGATGCTCAGAATGCTCTGTTAAAAACCCTTGAGGATACGCCTAAAAAGGTCTATTTTATTCTTGCAACTACTGATCCTCAGAAATTGATCGCTACCATACGCGGAAGATGTGCTACATTTCAATTAAAGCCCTTATCAGATACCGATATGTTAAAATTACTGCGTCGTATTGTACGGGCAGAACAAAAAAGTATCAATAGAGCAATTTACGATTTAATAATTCGTAATTCGGAAGGTTTACCTCGTAATGCCCTTAATATATTAGAGCAGGTATTACTGACAGATGAAGGGATGCAGGAAGAAATTGTAAATAGATATGCCGAACAACAGAGTCAAACGATTGAGCTTTGCCGAGCTTTATTGGGAGGAAAAGGATGGAAGACGGTAGCTGATATTTTGACAGGATTAAAAACAGAAGAGCCAGAAAATATTCGTCGAGCAGTTCTTGGTTATTGTCAAGCTGTTTTATTAAAAGGAGATAATATGCGGGCAGGGGCTATTATGGAAGCATTCATAGAGCCTTTCTATAATTCATCATACCCAGGATTGGTATTTGCTTGTTACAGTGTAGTAAAATCATAAATAACGATGATAGATTACGATAAAGATGTACGAATAGACGAAACTGCATTAGATGTAGAATGTCTGGATCAACCATCGTTGATGGTAAAGTATGCTCGGTTATTAGCCGATGCTGAACAAAGATTAGATGAAGCCAAAGAAGCTTTAGACCTAGCAAAGGCAGAATTGGATAAGGAGATTCGATCTGATCCTGATCGGTTTGACTTGACTAAGGCTACGGAAACCTCGGTGGCGAATGCCGTTATTATGCAACCCGAATACACCGAAGCCTCCAATCGAGTGATTGAAGCAAAATATGAGGCTAAAGTATTAGCCGGAGTTGTTAAAGCAATTGATGCTCGAAAGACGATGTTAGAGACTTTGGTCAAGTTGCACGGACAGCAGTACTTCGCCGGACCAAACGTACCGAGGGATTTATCGCATGAAGCAGAAAAAAAACGATCACAAAAGAAGTCAAATGAAATAGTTGGAACATCTTTTAAAAGAATACGTAAGTAAACCATTCAAATATAAATTAAATATTTTAAGTGATGAAAAAGAAAAGCAGTTCGTTTCTTAACAAAGTAACAAGTGATGCTCAAAGACAAAAGCACTCTGGATCGAGTTACGGTTACTTAGATTTACCAAAGGGGGTAAAGATTTTAAACGTTGAACCTGGATCGACTTTGAAATTAGATTTTATTCCTTATTTGGTTCAAAATGAAAAACACCCTGATAGGAATGATGAAAGAGAAATTGCAACATTGGGTACTTTATGGTATAAAAGACCATTTAAAATACATCGAAATGTAGGAGTGGATAAAGATACCGTAGTATGTCTTACCTCTTTTGGAAAAAAGTGCCCTATTTGTGATTATATGCAAAAAAGGAGAAAGGAAGGGGCAGATAAAGAAGAAATCAATAATTTAAAACCAAGTTTGAGAAATCTATATTGCGTAATCCCCATAGGACATAAAAAATTTGATGAAGTTCCTCATGTCTGGGACTTTAGTCAATGGTTGTTTCAAACAAAACTAAACGATGAATTAGAAGAAACTCCAGAATATGGTATATTCCCAGATTTGCAAGAGGGTAAAACTTTAAAAATCAGATTTACTACTAAAACGATTGGTAATAGCCAACCTTTCCCAGAAGCAGGAAGAATTGATTTTTTTGATCGTGACCACGAGTATGAAGAATCTATTTTAGACGATGTACCTGATTTAGATAGTCTGCTTCACGAAATATCATACAAAGAACTTGATTTGAAATTCTTTGAGTTGGATTCTGAGGTAATAGAAAGTGAAAAAGAGGAGGATAATGACGAATATGATACAATCAATAATCGCAAGAGAAAAGAAATACCATCATATAGTCATAAAAAGGTATCGGTTAAAGTAGAAGAACCAGAAGAGGAGGAAGAAGAGGAGGAAGAAGAGGAAGAAAAATCAAGACGCTCTAGACCTACTCTAGAAAGGACTCTATCTAAAAAACCAGAGCCTGAAGAGGAAACCATTAGAAGGACAAGGTCGCGAGAAGAGAAGAAAGACCGTTGTCCTTACGGGCATAAATTCGGTATTGACACAGATGAATATGATGAATGCGTAAAATGTGAAATTTGGGATGATTGTATAGAAGAAAAAGAAGGAAAGTAGGGAAAGTAAAAACACATTCATAATGAATAAAGCAATTCATACGTGGGAGATAGGTCTCCAAGTGGTTCATCGGGGGTTTTTCATTTGATATTTTATCCTCCTTAGACATAATACGCTGTAATGAGATGATGAAAAGAGCATTACTAATTTGCGAGAAGTTGAGGGTTCTCATAGCTTTTCCCTCCACACGCAAGGCGTATGAATTGCTACAAAATTGGACGGAAAAAGGTTTTTGGCTTGATTCATGTA